CTGCGCCTGATGGGCCTGGATGGCGGCAAGTGCAGAAGCCATCGTGCGAAGTCCGTTATTCATCGGCGTTGCCTCCTTCTGCTACTCGGTGCAACTCCCCGTCGTGCAACACAAACAAGTCCACGTCGGCCAGCCGGTATGCCCCACCGACACCACCCGCCAGAACGTGATCGTCGTAGGCCGCACCAGGTGCTTGGAACCGGACGGGGAACGGATGCCCTATGCCGTCCCGGATGCACCAGGCGATCTGGTGGTGGTACTTGCTGTCCTCGCGGATGCTCGCGAACAGCTGCCCGGCGGGCTTGGGATCGCGGCCTGCTTGAAACGCTTTGAACGCCAGCTGGACAGCTGGATGCGCAAAGGTCTGGCCATCAATCTTCATCTTGTCGGTGCTGAGCCGAGTTTTTGCGAACTCGCGGAACTCGCTCAGCGCCAGTTGAAAGTCGGCGATTGATTGCTGGTCGTGCATTGTTCTTACTCCTCTAAGTGCCATGTGGCTGATAAAACGTGGGTAGTCCCCTCGTAGGTCCGGAACATCCGGAACATATTCGGGTTTGAAATCTAGAGGCCCCGAATCACGCGGCCTCCAGCCTTGCCAAAATGTTCTGGTAGTACCGGAACATTCTGGAACAGGGTTTTCTCTAAAAAGCGCTGCAGCCCGCGTGGTTCGTGGTCTGTAGCCATGTTCTGGTGAAAGGTCGTGGGTGGAACATTGCCGGAACATGGTGGAACGGAATTTGTTCCGGTCTGTTCTGGTAAGTTCTGGTACTACCGGAACACCTCTACCCCTCTCAACTACCTGTATTTATTGATATTTTTCTTATCTATTTACTAATGTTCTGGATATTCCGGATAAAACAGGGGACTTCACACAAATCCCCTATCTCCCATGGATCACCCCCAGCCCAGGTTGACCTCATACGTTTTAGGCCCCTCCACGTTTGCTGAAGAACCAGAGGTTCAGGGAACGTTTCTCGATGCGGGAACGGGCTTTGCGGATCTCGATGAACTTGTGCGTGGTGCTGCTGTAAAGGGCGCGGCGCAGCTGGACGTCAGGAATGACCTCCTGGCCGGCCATCCTGCAGCGCTGCTGAAAGTGTTCGATGTTGATGGCGATCAACTCTTTGTCGATGCTGTGGTTCAGCGTCTCCCGGATCTCGTCGCGCTCGCCGTCGCCGTCGATCGTCGTCACCACGTCCTCGTTAAGGTAGTGATAGATCTGCCAGAACTTCGCGGCGGTTGGGTCTTCCGACTTGCACCGCTGCTGCCGATCGACGGCGCGGGACTCGACGTGGGCTGCGAGCTGGTCCATGTCCTGGCTGCTCCAGTCAGGGAAGAACATCTGCGTGGCATAGGCCGCTGCCAGTACCTGGGCGTGGGACTGGTAGATCCGCATTTCGGTGATGGCCGGGTTTTCCATCAGCTTGTTCTCATAGCGTGCAAAGGCTTCGAAGTACCGGTCCAGCCACACCTTTTCATTGGACAAGCAGCGGCGGAGGTAGCCGCCCAGCTGCTTGGCTCGCAGCGCCTTGAGGCGTTCGGCCTTCGGCTTCAGCGCGAGGCTGTGGCCATCTTTCGTGAAGTGGAAGTGGACGATCCGGGACAGCGTCGCCTCGTCGCCGGTCACGCTCGCGTTCTGTGCGATGGCCAGCGCGCCGCGCCAGAGGTCCACGCGCTTCTCGTTACCGGTGGTCTTCGCACCCGTCACGCGCAGCTGGGCGTGGTAATCGAACATCGGCTTAACGTCGTCCCAGGTGAACTGGATGGTGACCGTGCGCCCCTGGGCATCGATGTAAGTCCGGTCGGACTCGATCAGTACCAGCGGCAGGTTGCTGACTTCGGCGAACGAGCGGAGCAGGCCTACGGCACTTGCCCCCGATCCGCTTGGCTTGATGCCCTCGGTATTTTCCCGGCCGAGCAAGCGCCAGAGCAGGCGGAGCAACATGGATTTGCCAGAACCTGGTTCACCGCTCAGCTCCAGAAATCCGAACGATGCCTGCTGGCTAGCGATCTGCTGCACGAACAGGGAAGCAGTCCACCAGGCCAGCGCCCCAAGGCCGTTCATTCCAGTAACGTCCACGAAGTCGCGGAACCAGGACGGATCGAAATCTTCCCCACGTTCGAACTTGACGGTGGCCAGGGCAGTTTTGATCCCCCGGCCCTTCACCTCGATGAAGCCGTGACTGTTCACCTGCAGCTCGCGGCCGTTCTGAAAACCGAACTCAGGAAAGCAGTAAGTGCCCGTGTCCTCGTCGTAGCCCAAGAACGGCAGGCTGCGCACAGTGCGAACAGGTCGATACTCGTCATTCAGCCACTTGGCCTTAAGCCAGGCCAGCTCTCGGGCACCGCCTTCGAAGTTGCCGCCAGGCGTGAAGTCCAGCATGCCCTTCACGAAGCCTCGGGGGTCAGCAATCGATCCGGAGGACAGTGCGGCTTGGCAGTTGCGGCTTTGGTCCGGGAAGGCAAAGCTGAAGTGATAGCGCTGCTCGCCGGTGATGACGTCCTTCTCCAGGTAGTCCAGGTCCGGCACACAGTTGGACACCTGCTCGACTCGTGACGCGCCATAAAAGATGTCGCGATTGCCTTCCAGCTTTTGGTCGTCCAGAGCCTTGGTCAGCTCGGCCTGGTTGACCCGAACAGAGAACAACTGGTTGTTGAACTCGATCAGGTAGAAGCCAGCGGGCCGGCGCAGGTAGACCAGGTAGGCCAGTTTCCGAGCGCTCTCAGCGGTGAACAGACGTCCCCGGTAACAGGCGTCTTCGATGAATACCTGGTCAAGCTTGCCGTCACGGTAGACGTCGTCCCAGTCCAGCTCGCCGGCCAGGGCAACCCACCCGATCTCTTTCATCGCCCGCAGTTGCTTGAGGTGCTTGCGGATGTAAGTCCGGCCTGCCTTATCGTCGTCCAGGGCGACTACCCAGGTGACCATCTTGCCCTCATTGGCCTCGACGATGTCCCAGGGGAAGTTCACACAGCTGATCGCGGCGATAGCCTTGAAACCGGCCAGGTGGAGAGCGATAGCGTGGAAAATGCCTTCGACGATGTACACCCGATCGTGCTTCTCGATCGTTTGCCCAGGTGGCACCCACCCGGAGTTGGTGTATTTCATGCCCGCCTTGATGCCGGCCTTCTGATCCTCGTTACCGGCGATGGCTCGGGCGTCGATGATGCGCTCCCAGTAGCCGTCGCAGAGCGGGAAACGGACAGTGTCAGCCCACTCCCCGGATGGCTTCATCTGGCGACGACCCTGTGTGAACCAGCCCTGCAGCTTGCTGATGTCGAAGCCGCGGGCTCGGCTCAGGTAGGCATCAGCAGTTGCGTTGGGGTTTTCCGGTGTCGAGGGGAAGCGCTCACTCAGGTTTTCGAACAAGTGCTGATAACGATCGCGGGTGCGCTCCTCATAGCCGCAGTTGTTCAGCCTGTTGCACTTGAGCTGGTAGGGCTTCTCTTTCTTGACGAACACAGAACGCTTACCGCAACTCGGGCACACGCCCTTGTTCAGGTATTCCTTCGTCTCGTCCTTGGCTTGGAAACCCAGCTCCGGGTCGCGCTCGAGGGCGGGTATAACGTCCTCAAGGTAGATCCGGTCGAAGTGTTCCGGTGTGATCCGTGCATTCATTTCCGATCCTTAACGCTTGCCAGCTTTACGAACGCGTTCTGCTTGTTCCGCTGCTTCCATGGCCAAGTGGACCAGGTTGATTAGTACCGCAGACTTCGAGCCCTCAACCTTTGGCCGAATGATGTAGCGGCCCAGCTCGATCTCGCGGCGAATGGCCGAATCAGACTGACCCGAGCGCTTGGCGTACTCACCTACCGTGACGTAGGGCGTGTCGATGACTATCTGCATTCTGTTAACCTCTCGCGAATATTGGGGATCAAAGTTCCATATCTGGAACCAATCATGGTTCCAATATTGGAACCTGTCAAGAGAGGAGCAGCACATGGATATGCCGGCCAAGATGAAAGCGATTCGGTACAAGGAAGGTCTGACGCAGGGTGAGTTCTGCCAGTTGCTGGGCTTCAGCCTGAGTACCTGGAAGAAATATGAGGCGGGGATAACTGAGGTGGCGTTGGCACCGTTCCTGACCGTGGCCAATCACCCGCGCTTCACGAAGTACGCGCTCTGGCTGACCACTGGTAGAACTGCGGCTGAGGTCGGGCAAGTAAGCCCGGAATAGGCCATGGCCATCAAGAAACTGCCGTCTGGCGTGTGGTTGGTGGACTGTCGTCCGGAAGGTCGAGATGGCCCACGTTTCCGCAAACGGGTCCAATCGAAGAACGAAGCCATGCACCTGGAGCGACGGGTGATGGGTGACGGGTCGCGGGGAGAGTTTGAGGCACCATCCAAGCGAGACGATCGGTTGCTGTCCGACCTGGTGAAACTCTGGCACAAGTTGCACGGCCAGAACCTGAAAACGGGTGATGAGCGCCTGCAGCTGCTGCTGGCCATGGCCGAGCGGATGGGTGATCCCAAAGCGCATAGTTTCAACTCATCACACTTTGCCACCTACCGTGCTGAACGGGCCGAGGGGAAGCACACCAGGACTAAGCCTGGGCGTGGTTTCAGCAAAGCGGAAGGTAAAGGGAAGCCCATCAGCGCGAACATGCTCAACCATGAACTGGCGTACCTGCGCGCTGTGTTCAACGAACTGGCCAGGCTGGGGGAGTGGACAGGCGAAAATCCGCTGGCGACGGTGCGCAAACTCAAGTTTGACGAGACGGAGATGGCTTACCTTGAGTCGGACGAGATCCGGCCCCTGCTTGATGCACTGGCGGGGGAAGATTCCGATGCTGGTCTGATTGCGGAGGTTTGTTTATGCACAGGGGCCCGGTGGGGAGAAGCTGAAGCGTTGTTGCCGCGACAGGTGCGTAATGGCCTGATTCAGTACCTCAAAACGAAGTCGAGCAAAAATAGGTCTGTCCCGATCGCCGCTGATTTCGAGAAGCGCCTGCAGGCTGCGCTACCGTTT